GAGCATTCCCGCTCTTGTCCCGGCTGGAGTGACCTCTGGCTACGCGCAGCGCCTTAACTACGTCCGTGCTGGAGTGTGGAACACGACCGCCTTGCTCCCAGCCATCACCGCCGTCACCACCGCCATAGCCGCCGTCGCCACCGTAGCCGCCTTCGTTGCCGCCACCATAGCCGCCCTCGTTATCGCCACCATAACCACCTTGGTTATCACCACCTTGGTTGTCGCCGCCCTGATTGTCGCCACCTTGGTTATCGCCACCGTAGCCGCCGCCATACCCGCCTTCGTTGCCGCTGCCGTACCCGCCATCATTCGCAGAGCCCGGAGCGTCCGCGCCAGAGGTCGTTCCGTCAGACAAAGCGCCTTCGTTAGCCGCCGCACCGGATGTGCTAGATTGTCCTTCGCCCGGACCCGCACCTGATCCGGGAGCGTCCGCGCCGGAAGTAGTTCCGTCAGCTAAAGCACCAGCACTAATGCTTCCGCTCGTGTTGGAACCACCCATGGACTCTGCCGTTCCGGCAAGATCGCCATATGTCCCAATTCCAGCAGTCGCAGCCGCTTCCGTCTGGGCGTTCTCTTGGGCGTTCTGCTGAGCATCCTGCGCATACGATTCAGTAACATTTGCAATATTGGCGATCTGCTCTCCAGTCAGCCCATACAGACCTTCCGTAGAGACTGACGGCGCGAGCCCGCCGTATGGTCCGGGTGACGAAACAGCAGGAGCTAGGGCTGACCCCGTAACTTCGGCTGGAGGCGCAGTTTCATCTCTGGCGAGGCCCGGAATAGTAAGCGACGGAATGTCCGCCGGGAGCGCCGGGTTCAATTCATCAACAGTGATGCCTCGGCTCAGCGGCGCTGTGCCGAATTTACCCAACGTCGCCGCAGTTTCTCCGGGGACAGAATCAACAATATCAACGCTGATAGGAGACGATGGCGTCGCGGCCTGCGCCTGAGCTTGGGCCTCCTGAGCCTCTTGGGCCTGTGCCTGAGCCGCAGCTTGTGCCGCAGCTTGTGCCGCAGCCTGCGATGAACTGGACGGTGTAGCGCCAGAAGACGCGCCGCCGCTCGGCGTAGATCCCGCGCCAGCAGTCCCGCCACCGGGAGTCGCCCCGCCCGCAGACGGAGTTCCGCCGGGCGCGCCACCGACTCCGCCGACATCCCCGCCGCCTGATGGAGCAGGCTCGTATCCGGGAGCAAGCGCGTTCATCGGAGCCGCAACACCAGCCCCGGCAGCACCCGGACCCCCAGACAGACCCGTTGAAGGAGCTACTGTCCCCGCCATCCCCATGACGCTGCCGATGCTCGGCCCCGGCTTTGCGTCTTCCTGAGCCTTTTGAAGCGCGGCTCGGGCTTTCGCTAGGCGACTTGCATACGAAGGCGCTGCGTTAAAGAAGGTGTGGGCACCCAACCGGGACGTGTTAATCCCACCGCGCGCTTGGTTGTAGGACGGGCTGGCTTTGTTGAAGTCAGTCGCATCCGGGAACTGAGCCTGAACGCGGCCTTCCATCAACCCACGAGCAATTTCTCTAGCCTGCTCAGCAACCGCTCTTTCCTGAGCGGTCTTTCCTGCCATGATCTGGTTGGCATTACGCGAGTTATAGCCCAAGAACTGGCTTGGGCGAGAAAGCTGGGCCTGAAGCGTTGATCCATAGTTGTTGTAGTTGGAAATCGCTCGGTTAAGAGCAACCTGTCCAACCTGAGCCATCCCCTCACGGCCCTGCGTGGACGCCTCGCCAGCGATCATGTTGGCAAGAGCCTCTACGTCGTTATTGGAAAAACGACCGTATGGGCCAGAAATCCCCGAAACCTTAGCCTGCGCTTCCTGCGCACCCACCGCCGGGAGGTCCGCCGGGTTTACAGAGGATCTGTAGTCTTTCGAAGTCGGAGCGACGCCCTTCACATCCGGGAACTGATGCCCGCCACGAATGTCTTCGACCCCCAGCGTAGCGCGCCCACCACGCATCGCATTGTCCAGCGCCTGGTTAAGGATGCTCTTGGACTGGTCCATAAGGCGGTTGAATTTCTGCTGGCCGCTTCCCGGAACGACACCACTCGGGGCAGGAGAGGGCGCAGGCGCGCCGCTAAACCCTCCAGCAGCAGGGCCGCCGACAGACGGGCCAAAGCTTCCGGGGGCTTTGCCCGGCGCGAAAGCCTCAAGATAAGACTGGTAGCCTGGCGCGGCGGCTGGCGCTGCCGGGCGAGCTTCAAACCGACCGGGGGCCTGCGCGGGCGCGAACGACTGGAGATAGCCACGAAGCTGAGGATCGACCCCAACAGGGTCAACCCTTGGCCTGTCATCAATGTTCACCTTCGGCATAGGCGCGCCGCGATTCATCGACTGGTCCACGACATCCTCTAGGTATGTCATGGTCGTATCTAGGCGCTGATCCCGCGTTATCGGAGGCGCGTCCCGAATAGCTTGCTCTTCAGGGGACAAGACAGGCGCAGGAGCTGGTGCCGGAGCCGGAGCGGATACCGGAGATGGCCTGCTCGGAGTCGTAGACGCGGATATGCTACTAGGCGTAGTAGATGCCGTCATCTGACCAGGCGTTGTCGTCCGCCCTTCTTCTTCCTGCGGTGGCGTTATTCCATAGTAATCGTAGAAGCCTCCGCCGCCTTCAATCAGACGACGCAGCAGATCATCTCGCGGGGTTCCACCATTCGCGAGACGCTGCCGCGCCAGAAGGAGGGCGAGCCGGATAGCTTCGTCACGATTAGCCATGTCACCGCCCGTTCATCATCAGACGTTCAATGATTTCCAGAGCCTTCACAAGGGCAGCATCCTTGTGCATTTTGCCCTGTCCGGCCTGCCCAACCTGCCCACCGCTGGCGCGCTCGACCGGCGGAAGCGTTCCCAGCTCACGGGCGGCGCGGTCTGCGCGGAAGAAGTCAGCAGCGTTTTCCGGGTCAGCCCAGTTCACGCGCTTGTTTTCCACCACAGGTCGGCTGTTGGACTGGTAGTCCTGACCTGAGAAAATGCGGCGCAGAATAGAATCCGCCGCCGGGGTCTCTGGCCGACGCGGAGGCATGGGAGCGTCTTCCAGTCGTGGAGCGCGACGGTAAGTTGACGGCCCATCCAGTTCTGCGGCGCTCATCGGGCGAGACATGATAGGGGCCTGCCGAACGTATTCAGACGGCCCCTCCAGATCTGCCGCGCTCATGGGGGCAGACATTATTGGGGCCATCCGTCCAGACGCGGGTTCGCGCATGGGGGCTTCACGATCGGGAACCCCAGAGCCTGATGCGATCATTCCAGCAGCACCGAGACCAGCCGCGCCACGACCCAGCAACCCGGGACGATCAAGCAGGGAGGGAAGGTTGGCGCTCCCCCTGCTGAAGAAAGGTCCAGCCGCGTTAGGGCCAGCAGCTTGAGAACCGACAGTCCTCATGCCCGGAAGAGCCCGCGCCACGCCGGACCTCAGAAGGTTCGTCGCTGTCGGGGCGGCCATACTGATAAGTCGGCCACCAATGATGATGGGAATAAGCGGACCAGCCATCACTGTTCTCCTGACTTAATCGGCGCAGCGTAAACCTCGTCCAGCGCTGGCTTGATGAGCGGTTCAATCATGGCGGCATTCTCAGGATGCTGCAAAACATCCTGCGCCAAGTCGATCAACTGAATGCGTTCCTGAGACAGGCGGTTGCGATGATCGTTCTGCGCCTGAGCCATCGTCTCGGAAATGCCAGCGAGGCCCTTTTCCGCCTCCATGCCAAGACGCTGCTGCTTTTCAGCAATAGAAGCGTCGATCTCCTTGGCGCGGGTCTGGCTATCCATCATGCGGGCCGCCGCATTAGACTTGCTGTTTTCAATGTCGGCCATGGCCTTCAGCATTTCCGGCGGGGGCTTCTCGGCCAAGGATGCCGGGGGCACCATGAACTGCTGCGGGTTGGACCAGCCGAGGGCCTGAAGAGCAGCCGTGTCCACCGCAATAGGGTCGTAGAGGGTAGGAGTCGCCGCAGCCAACTGCTTCAGAGCAGCGATTTTCATAAGACGCTGCGACTGAGAGGCCGTGTTGGGGTCCGCCTGCGGGACAAACTCGTAGTTCTCCAGAGCCTGCCGGAACGTCTTTTCGTCCCAAGTGTACGCCGGGCGCTTGTTGCGCTGCCAGAAGCTCTCGGGGTTCTCGCGGAAGCACTGGGCGAGAAGCTGGAACTCCTTGGCCTGAGACGTGTGCATCCGCTTATGGACAGAGTTTAGGACTTTCGTCGCCTGTTCAATCAGAGCAAGCGTGGTCCCAACCGGCGCATCCGCCTTTCCCTCGCCAACGGCAGCTTCGGCAGTGCCGCCGACCCGCATACCCGTATCAGCGATCTGGGTAACCAAGTTCATCAGGGCTCCAGACGGCTCCTTGTACGGGAGCGGCATGATCGCCTGAGTCAGGGGCAACCCGTTCGTCTTCACCAAAGCGCCGCCGCCCGGAGGAATACGGAATATGTTTGTGTTTTGGCGTGCGCCTGTGTCGGCCATCAGGAAGCCGGGAAAGTTGTTGTACATTCCCGCGTCTAGAAGCTCGCGCCATGCTGCCGTAATCGCGTTGGTTGTGTTGCCGAGGATGTGGAGCAACCCAATGTCGTAGAAACCCATACCAGGGACAAACGTATATTTTACGAATGTCTCGCGGGCCGTCGGCAGATCCTGATCGTCCTCATTGTAGTTGCGGACAATCGACAGGATCTCCCGCGACGACACGTCAATCGTCACGCGGTACGGCACCTCTAGGCCGGAAATCTTGCCCTTGTACCGGTGTTCAAAGCCAAGAATGTCCAGCTCGCAGTAGCATTCATAGATCTCCCGGTCCCGGTCGTCCGGGCGGAAGCTGTCAAACTTAATGCCCTGCTGGGCTTCCTTCTCGCGCTGGAAGCTGTCGCGATCCGGCTCCTTGGGCGTGGACAGATCAATGTCCCGATACACCCCGAGGATCTGAAGCCGCTTGATCGCGGACGGCTTCATGTACGTGCGATGCGTCGCGCGCTTGGCGTTGGCCAAGTCGGTGGCGTCGTTGCTGACGATAAGGTCGTCCGCATCCACGGTCTCGCTGACCGGGCGGTTGCGCAGCGGGCAGAAGTAAACCTTCTTGAAGGACGTGCCGCCGAAGCCGAGCATGAACAGCATTCTGTCCGTGTCCGGGTAGTATTCGGTGGCGACCGCAGTCAGGTAATGGTTCATGTCGCGCTGGAGCGCGTTGGCCATCATGTCCTGCGGGAGGGTCGGCTGGTTGCTGTCATTGCGGATCTTCACAGGCCCGTCGGTCGGCAGCATCTCGGAGCGCGCATTGGCCTGGAACCGGAGGACAGCCTCCAGCAGAAGCGGGTGCCTAACCCGGCTCATGCCTTCAATCGGCGCGCCGTCGGGTGAGCCCTGCGTGTTCGGGATTTCAATCTTCAGGCCGAGCAGCTTGATGCCCTGCGCCCGGTCTTCAATCCAGTCCTTGCGGCTGTCGATGTCGTCCCGGATGCCTTCCAGAAGATCAGAAGCAATCAGGCTAAGCTGACCGCTGTCGATCTCTTCGGCAAGGTTTCGGAACCATGAGGAGGTGTCTCGCTCCTCCTCTTCAATGATAGGACGACCGTCTAGGGAGATGGTAATGGACCCGTCCGGGTGTTCAATCTCAAGCAGATTGGCCGCGCCAGAGAAATCCTCGCCGTCATCCTCGCTGACTTCGACAATCACGTCGTCCGTGGACAATTCTTCTTCGACAGGCTGGTCAAGCCTCAAGTTCGGGACAAGGCCGGGGGTCGCTGACATAAATTAGGTTCCCTGTCCGTTCAGTTCGGAGATCTCGGCCACGAAGCGGTTAATCCCCTGTTGAGCCGCAATATTATCATTTCTGGCCTCTATTTCATAGTATCTGGTGTGCTCGTTCGGGGGCATCCCCCAGACCTTTACTTTGAACAAGCCCTGCTTTTTGGGCGTCGCGGGGCGCAATACATCAACTGTGGCGCTGGCGAGGATGCCTGTCATCTGTCTTCTCCATTTACTTGTGTATTTGTCAGACTGGGTACAGCGGAGCCAACCCAGAGTTGCCTTCAAAGCGCATACTGTTCTCTATCTCGGCGGACCACTCTTCCGTTCGAAGAATCATGCCCGTATCTCGGAGATGGCGTAAAGCCATTGACACCGTATCGACCAGATCGTCCAGCTTGCCCTTGGGGAACTGGCCGACTTGGCTGATAACCATGTCCGAAAAGCTCTTAAGCGGGGCAAAAACCAACCCCTCAGCGAACAAATGCTGGACGCTGTAGAGTCTGGACAACTTGTCCTGCGATTTTGGGTCAAAAAGGGTCAATCCAAAGCGCGACCCACCGAAAAGACGGCGTAATTCCTGCGCAACCGAGTGCCCGGCGGCTTTGTTTTCAATCAGAAGGTTGTCAACCTTGTAATCCCGGCAGGTTTCGGCCACTCGGGAGACCAAATCATGCAATTCGTACCGTCCTTGCCACGCGTACATGAGCATTACACGCGGCTGGGTCTCGGTATATTGCCTTGCCATCTCCACACGGCCTTTTCCGTGGCGTGATCCAGCGTGCCCGGCGGCCTGAACGGTCACATCTGAGGTAAAAACACCCCAAACGGTCAGCGCGGACGGGTCATTTTCGGTTTTTGTCGTGTAGGCGGTGTCCAAGCAGGCGATAATCGTGTCCATGGGCGGATAAATGCTGCCTTCCCAAGGCTGCCACCACTCCCTTTTAATAATTCCGCCGCCTTTTGGCTCAGGACGCTGCTGCAATTGCCCGGCAGCGGTCCACGGACCCATTTGTTTTTCCAAAATATCGACTTCGCGCTCGCCAAAACGCTCCGGCCAGAGCAACGCACCCTCTCTGCGCTCCAGTTCCATCTGCGCTTCAGGGCTGACAGCCAGCCTTTCGCCGTCGTTGGTCACTTCGACCAGCGGATTGCCGTCGTCATCCAACCCTCTGGGGTCATCCCAACCCAGAACCGTATGGGAATGACGCTGCCATTCGTAGCGCATGGGCAGGCAGAGGTGGGTCCATGACCCGGAATCCTTGGAAAGGATGTGACCGGTCAGGTCTTCTTCGCTCAGTCTCTGCTGAATGACGATGAATGCGCCGCTCTTGGGGTCGTTAAGACGGGTGGAGAGGGCGTTGTCCCACCATTCTATGGTGGACTGGATGGTAGCTTCCGAGAATGCTTCCTGAGCGGCGTTCGGATCGTCAACGATAATGATGTTGCCGCCCTCGCCAGTAAGGGCCGAGCCTACCGACGTGCTCAGACGGGAGCCGTTCTGGTCGTTGTCGAAGCGCGTTTTGGTGTTCTGGTCGCCCGTCAGCTTAAATCGGCTACCCCATCGCTGCTGATACCACGGGCTTTCAATCAAACGGCGGCACTTGACGCTATCCCTGAGCGAAAGCTGCTGGGCATAGGAAGCCGTCAGGAACTGGACGCCCGGCCCGGAGGTCGGTGTCTTCCAAGGCTGAGCCCACGTCCACGCCGGAAATGCCACCGACACCAAGCTAGACTTAGCGCAGCGTGGTGGAATGTTAACAATCAGGCGCCTAATCTCGCCGTCAGCCACCGCCTGCAAGTGCTCAGCGACGGCTTCAATCGGCCAGCCGGGAACAAACGGGGACGAGTCTATGTGCTGCCAGCCACCTTGCAGGAAGGTGTAGAGACTGTCTTCGCAATCTACACGGTCCAGCTCCAAGAGCTGTTCATCAATGTTAATGTTCTGTCCGTCTAGTTGCAGGATTGCCACAGCTATGTCCCCGTTTGTTTATTAGTTTACATCAGAGCCGTCTGTTTTCAAATCTGCTTACGATTGACGAGATCAGGAGATACAGGATCGCCGCCAACGGAGAAAAAAGCAGCACAGGCCAGAAGACCGCGCCAAGGATGACCTCTGGGTTTTCCTTGTCAATCTTCTTGCCACAGAGAGCATATGACGCGGCATACACAACAGTGCCGAGGCCCAGCCAGCAGAAGGCGAAAATTGCGATGTCGAACATTTGTTTTCCTTTCGTTACGTTTGCAGGTTTAGTTCTTGTCTTTCTTGAAGATGCTGTAGTACGGGGTCTCTACCGCACACTCTTTTGTGCTGAACAGAGATTTACACGACACACACTCACGCCGCCTATAGCGCCCCCCTTCATGCGCTCTACTGTCATTTACTCGGCTTCTTCTTGACCCGCACGCGGGACAGGCGATGTCCATTTCATCTGGCTTCGGGAAGTTAACCTTTGTCATCTGGTTCTTGATACTCTGTGTAAATGACATCCAATGTTCCGATGTACAGACTCTCCGCCCCCGACCCACAAGAGCATTTTGACTTCTCCACTAGGCTGGCCAGTTCATTGACCTCTACGGGGTAGTCGCACACCTTCCACTGCGCCCCGCAGGCTTCACAGAATACGGTCAGGGAGTTTGGGCTCATAACCTGTTCTCCTGTTCAGACCGGGCGTACTCTTCGACACAGTGCGGACATTCCATCCACATGGGCTTACGGTGGGTGCATGTGTCGTGCTTGGATGGGGCTCCGTCACTGCGCCAACGCTCTCCCATGGTTCGTGGGACATCTCCGTTGGCGATCCGCTCTAGTGCTTTCTGAAGATGCTCTACCTTGGCGCGGAGGCGGCCAATCTCATCGGCTGCTTCGACACGCTGATCGCAGCAGTCGTAGGCGTCATACTTCCGAAGCCGCGCCAGAAGATCATCGCTCATGCTCTCTCCTCCCGCGATGCTTTCAGAGTCAGGCGACCGAAGCTGGGGTTGGACTCGCCCCGGATGTCTGGGTTGCGCCATGACCAGCACTCTCCGTTGGTATGGAAGCACACCCACAGAAGGTGATGCTCTACCCCGTAGTCTATCAGGAAGTGCGCGAGCGCCTTTCCCTGCGGCGTTTCAACCGGGATCGGAGGGTTTAGCTGAAGGATCACTTCTTCTCCCCTCCGAGAGCAGCTTGGGCAGAGCGCCCGCAGGACGGGACGAACTCCTCGACGTAGCACTCGCCCCCACCGCACCGGCAGGCGTAAGTTGCCAGAGCTTTTTGAAGCCGTTTAATCTCAGCCTCCGCCGCAAACTCACGTTCCACGCCCACACAGTTCAGGCGCGCCTGCTGTTCTACTTCGGCGCGCAGGCGCTTGATCTCATCGATGGCCTCGACACACGTGGGGTCTGTGTCCACTCGGTAGTGGAACACTAGACACCCCCGGATGTTGTCCGGGCATGGGATACTAACACGCTCGCCAATCCTGCTCAGTCTCTTCAAGAGATCGTCAGCCATCACTTCTTCTCCTCTCCAAGGGCAGCGCGGGCGCGATTCGACTGCCACGCACTATTGTTGCTCCATTCTATTTCGCGCAGCGCCTCCCGCAGGCGCTTGATCTCATCGGCGGCTTCTATGCATCGCTCCATACCGTAGTCATCTGAGACGACTGTTAACCATTTCACGATGTCCCATTCATCCAGTTTAATGTGATCCTTGCTCATCACTTCTTCTCCTCGCCAATGGCGGCGCGGGCGATGCGGGGACTTTCGCAGCCACGCGCGCTACAAAAGTCAATGTCATTAGACCATCCGTATTTAGCTATTTTCTCTAGCGCTTCCCGCATCCGCCCGGTCTCCTTCCCAAGTATCACTATGTCAAGCTGCTGCTTGGCGATATGCTTGCGCAGGCTCTCTGTCTTCAGATCAGCCTCGCGAAGATCGTCCTCCAGCCGGTCCACGTAGTGGCGCAGTTGCCGGATCAGCTTGGCGGCCTCACGGCGCATGGCGAACGCGCCGTCGTAGTTGGTGTCCTCCAGCCGCTCGCAGATGTCTCTGTCGTCAGTCATTCTTGTGATCCTTGTAGTGCTTGACGAGGTACTGGATCGTGTCGCCGTAGGAGAGGCCAAACCCAAAAATGAACGCGAGATCTGTACGGGTGTCGTCCAAGGCATCCCTGCATTGAATTGGCACGCTGATGCATGTGTACTGAGCGACGCTGATGGGATGTTTGCGCGGGCGGCCAACCTTCCGCTTCTCTGGCGCGGCAGCCTTGGTGATCTTCTTAGCCATATGCTTCCCCTTCGTTAACTTGTGTAGACTGATGTTTACCGACCGGAGTTAATCTTGCAGATTGCGTTGTATTCGACGTTTCGCCCTCGGTCGGTTGTCATGACGGCGAATGATCTTCCGTTGGTTACGTCCATAGACAGGACGAAGTTGGCGGTGTGCCCGATGTGAACGACGGTCAGGATATTTCCTTCAAACTTTGGAAAAGCGACCTGTGGGCTTGTGGCTCCGTAAGCGATGCGGGCTTCTCCTTGGGTTACGAAGACTGCGATCTTCTCTCCGTTTTGGATGGTGCAGTCTCCTGAGATCCATGCCTGAGCATTGGCGGGTAGCGGGGTAAATGCGGCTAAGATCAGAAGGCCGCGCCAGAGGGATGGGGTCACTTGGGCGGCTCCGGCAGAGGCATCCAGTGGGTCGGCTTAGCGTCCAAAATCTCGTCCCCGTCGGGGTCAAAAGCCCAGCAGAAGAACGCCTTGTTGACTTGGGTCCATTCAGCCATTTCGCCGTCAACCTCCAGAGAGGTTAATGTCAGCCAAGCCTCGCCAACGACAGAATTCCCGTGAAAGTTAAGCCATGTCACCAGAACTGGCATTCCGAAGGGCGCTGATCCAATGTCTCGCCATTCTTGGGTATGTGTACTTG